AAGGAATGAAAAATGACGCCTAAACGTTTTTCTTTTCCTGTTCAACTCACTAAGTCTTATAAAGATAGTGACGGACAGATGCATGTTATAGGTATTGCTTCTAATACACGTCTAGATTTTTATTCTGAGAGGTTTAGTCACAAGGCTCTCAATAAAATGGTTAGATTTTGCAAGGGCACCGAATCTGCTTTTATTAGCGAAATAGGTGTTACGTGTGGACCAGTAGTTCTGTTGCCTACTCATCATAGCACATTTGATATCGGCGTAGCAGTTGATGCATGGACTAGAGCTGCCGATAGTGGCAAACAATATGAATTATATATAGATTTTGTGTTGCACGAAGATTATGCCGAGGCTAGATCTTTGTATAGAGAAGTGTCGAGTGGTAATCCTGAGAAACAATTATCAGTAGGCGGATGGATCAATCCTTATAATAAAAACGCATATTATTGGGAAGATGATTCGGGCTCGGATAGATCTATCAGAGTTATTGACGATCTGTTGCTTGATCATGTGGCTGTAACCAGACCTTCATTCGCTGCTAATGAGGGCACTAGCTTTGTTGGTGCCGTGGTTAGATCTATGATAGAAGAAAATCAAGATGCCGATGTTTGGCTTGATGCCGTGCATGTGCAAAAAGGCGATATAACAGACGAAGACCTTGATGTCACTAATAAAGAAATAGATAAAATCATAGAAGATACCTTATCTATTGCTAAGGCAGTAGTTACTTACAGAAACTATCCTCTTGCTGATATCGGTACATCATGGAGTTTTTCGGCTTCTGACGGTAATGCCGTTATCAATAAAGGTGGCTGGGCGCTATATAAAGCGGTTCATACTTGGTTCGAATCTGGTGCTGATTCAGAAAAGAAATCTACCTATAAGCTTCCTCATCACAAAATAATCGACGGAGAAGTTCGCACTGTTTGGCGTGGAGTTGCGGCAGCGATGGTTGCACTTATGGGCGGACGACGCAAGCTTCAAGTTCCCGAAAATGACAGAAAAGGAATTTACAACCATTTATCTCGTCATTATCGCCAATTTGATAAAGAACCGCCAGAATTTAAAGATACGTATTCTGAAAGTGATCTTGTTGAATACCATAAAAACAAATGCGACGACGATATGTTGTGGCTCACTGATGACATAATTGATGAAATGCATGGAATTATCAAGGAGGATAAAAGTATGTCTGAACCTGTCGATAACGAAGAAATGAACACCAATGAAGATGTTGGTGCAAATGTAGAAACAGAAAGTAATCAAGATAATAAAGTAGAAACAAAAAGTGTAGAAGTTAACAATGAACAGGGCACTGAAGAGACACAAGAAGATCATGGCAATGAACAATCTGAAACATCAATAAAGTCGGCAATTTCTAGTACTCTAAAGAAATGGTTTAGTAAAAAGGAGAATGAACTTCAAGAAAAGCTGGACAAGATTTCGGTTAGTGCAGCTGAATTGAAGAAATGTCTTGGAGACGACGAAATGTCTGACGCGGTATCGGCTATTCTCAAGGAACATGGACTAACGTTAAACAAGAATGAAGAGACCGAAGCACGTGATAGCTGTCAAGAAAATAAAAATAATCAGGTGACGGTAAATGAGCCGAATGCAGATGACTCTAAACCAGAGCCAGTTATTAACAGTGTATCACCAGAAGAACTTGAGCATCTAAAAGCTATTGTAGTTGCTCTCGAAAGTAAGATTAATCTTATGGAAAGTAATTCACAGAAAAATATTGAAAATTCACTAAAAGAACTTATTCCTGCGCTCGTTGAAGAAGTAGGCAAGTGCATTCAGGAAGAAGTTAGAAAGGTTGATGATAAAATTAACGAAACCGTTGAAAATCTTAATAAAACCGCCGAAGATGTTTCGGCATTAAAATCACTGTCTGGTATCAGTCAGGTTTCACCTAACAATGGAACGCTGGTGCCTTCAGATAAAAGTGTATTTGCAGGTTTAATTAGTGGTCCTGTTCTGAACGGGACAATAACCCGAAAAGATAGTTAATTAGACTTTAATTTATTATTTAAGGAGAAAATCGTAATGTCAGGTAGACCTAAAGCTCCAGAAGAGATTCTGAGGACACTAACTGTTGGTGATTTGGCTAATGGCGGACAGTTGAATGCCAAGCAGCAAGCTAGATTCCTTCAGCTTGTAGATCAATATTCTGTAATGCTGTCTAAAGTTCGTCAACATCGTATGGAAAATCCGCGAGAAGATATCGATCGTATGCAGCTCGGAGAGCCTATTACTACTCAGGCTACTGAAAATGTATGGCCTGGTACTACCAACAGACCGGTATTTGATCGTGTGCAATTGAATACATCCAAGTTACAATCAGCATGGAATATCACCACTGAAACATTCTGGTCCAATATTGAACAAGATAATATTGACGAATCTGTAATGCAGATGATGAGTAAACGTGCTGTTACAGATTTGGAATGGCTTGCCATTCAGGGTGACTCTACTCTTGGAACAGGCACACCTCTTAATAGGTTGCTAAGAACTTTTGATGGTTGGGATATCCAAACTAACTCGTCAAATATTGTTGAATGTAATGGTGCATCGATCCGCAAGGAAGTCTGGGCTGAACTGTATCGTTCGATGCCGGAAAGTTATTTGCAAGATCCAGACCTTAATTGGTTTGCGTCACGAACCATTATGGTTGACTGGCTTGATACATTAGCAGATAGAATGACGGCAAGCGGCGAAGATGCTTTGCGTGGGCTAGGTATTGCTCCATTTGGTATTCCTGTGATGTCTGGCCCTCCGGGTGAAATGGCCTCCGCCGGTGGACCTCGACTTGGCGTACCTCTTATTCCTTCTAACCAGCCGTTGACTGTTACTGAAGCTACGCCTGGTGCAACGGTAGGAACACGATTCGGTCCATTCGAAATTACCACTGGTACTAACGATGCTATTACGCTTAACATAGATGCCGCTGGTAACATTGCCTTCGTATTGACCGCTGGTGTGTATATGACCACCGATTTGGTGGCAGCTATTAATACGGCTCTATTGGCTGGTGGTAGTGCCGCTTGCGCGAAGACCGACGGATTTAATAGGCTCGTCATTGAGTCTACGACAACTGGTGCCGCCTCTAGTGTAGCAGTCGTTGCGGTAGCCAATAGTGCCTACGCTACTATCGGGTTGACGGCCGGTGTTTACACTGGTGCCGCAGCTGGTGGCGGTGGACAAGTAAATGAAGGCAGCTTTATTTGGCTCGCTAATCCTCAGAATTTTATTTGGGGTATTCTGGCAGCAAATGATCCTAACGGTAAAAATGGAACCCGGATTTTCGTTCAGTTTAATCAGAAGTTCGATAGAATTGAAGTCGATATGTATAACGCTGTTTGCGCTTCCATTGAAAACACCGCTGCTATCGTTAAGGGTGTGCATGTAAGGCGTAAATCGCTTCTGTAATAGGAGAGATTAAATTGGACTCTGTTGCTAATGGTGTTCCAATTTGGGCATGGGCCGTCATGCTGGCCGTCGTGACCGGCATGTTCGGCCTTGTCGTTGCTTTATTTCAACGCCAATTCTCAGGGACAGATAAAATTCTTGAGGGATTGGCTAAAAAAATAGATGGACTAAAAGACGAAATACAGAAAACGCAATTACACATAGCTAATTACTATGTGAGCAAAGAAGATTGTCAAAGTAGACATAAGATAATGTAGTTAAAGGAGAGATAGAAGATGCAGAGTTATTACAGTACGATTACGCAGACAAGCAGCTCTTACACGCCTGTTGTCCCACAGATCACAGAAGGCGAGATCGAGAAGGAACAAGCGCTACAGACTGCTATTGATGCGGCTTTTAAGGTACTTGAAGACAGAATTATTCCAGGACGTATTACAATTACTGATCCGGCCACTTCTGGTGCGGTGGCTTTTGCTTCGGCATTAGCCAGTACCAACTATTCGATTGCTGCTACAGCAAGAGAGATTACGGTTGGTGCTGCAAATCTAAGTGTTTATGTCACCGCAAAGGCTGTTACTGGATTTACACTGAATATTTCAGGTGCTATGGGCGGTGGCGCTCAGGTAGCGGTTGAGTATGTGGTTGTGGTTGATGCTTCGTAATTATTGACTAAGTGATTACGAGCAATAAAAATTTAATGGAAGGGTAAAAATAAAATGGCAGATCCTTTTCACGCTGATGGTATTGTATCAAGTGCGGCGGTACTTGTCGAGGGATTGAATGTTCAGGCCGCTGTTGGTGGATATCGTCACACTTATTTCGTAGATCCTATTAATGGTAGCGACAGCAATAATGGGAGTTCATGGAGTCAAGCCTTTTTGTCGGCACAGGCAGCCGTAGATCAGTTTGAAAGCGATAAGCATGATGATTATGTTGGTTCAGCGCTGTCTCCTGCTGCCGAAATCTACGGCATGAATGGACTTATCATGCTTGGTGCTGGAGATCATATTCCGGCCGATGACACTTCGCCTATTATTGAACTTCATTCATGGTCGGCAGACGGCGCAACGGCTGGCGGTAATTGGGGTCTTACTATTATGGGCGTACCCGGCAATAATCGTGCAATCTTGATGGGCGGTGCCACTAATACGGCTAATCTAATCCATATTGCCGGTGCCCGTGGCATTAGGATTCTAAACCTCTCGTTCCATCGTGCGCTACAGACCGCCACTACAGCAGATATTTTCCTTACTGATGGCGATGAGGTAGTTAATAAAACGGCTGCTGCCGCTAGTCATCATTCTCTGTATTGCGAAATTGCCGGTTGCGATTTCCTTGAGGATATGGCGGCGGATAGCGAGAGTTCACCAGCAGCTATTCATACCAAGTCTGGCAAACATCTGTTGATTCATCACAATCGTTTCGGAAACCGTTCTACTGCTCGTGGAATTATTTACCAAAATGATAACGGGAACCCTGGTTGGATTCATATTAACGATAATTATTTCGCTCCCTGTGATCTCGGTGCCATTCAATATGTTGCTGCTGCGAGTGCCCAAGATGTTGAAATCTTTAATAATAGATTTCGACGCGATGGACGCACTATCGCCGGTGCTGCACTCACTATGGCTAATGCGATTGATATTCCGGCCGGTAAAGCTGTGGAGTATCAACCGCTTATTAACAACAACTTGTTCATGGGTTGGGCAGCTCTCGACAATGCCGGTGCTACCGATGCTATTTACGATGCTCAAGGTACTGCTGTGGTGGATGCCGGAACTGATTATATGGGCAACGATACCTATAATGCGTTGAGTAGTTAATTGATCGGGTGTAATATATGAGCTTGGCTCCTATACCACAATATAGATTAGAATACGGAATTAATCTCGATTCCCCGCCTGCGTCGTTTATTATAGGCGGCGCAGGTTGGGGGGACGATTATTCCATCTGCGATCTTCGTTTGCAACAATTTGCAGAGTTTAATCAAGAAACAGATGCTGATTATACATTAGATGGATTAAATGTCGCCAGTAATGACGATCACTTGATGACATTCAACAACTTTCCAGCTAATTTACTTGCGCAGAATTTTAGACCAAGTACCTATACTGAAGCGCGTGTAATCAGTACAAAAAAAGAACCATTTTATGTAGCTGTCGCTGGTGATTTACGGATTACATTATCGCCTCATCCTAGCATTGTGGCAGGAGTTACTTTTGATACACCTTTTATAGCTGGTTACTATAGCGCATCAGATGTAAGAAATGCTATTCATGCTGCTCTTACTGCCGCAGGATATCCTAGTAGGCTCTGTACATGGACTCGTGATGGTTATCTATATTTAAGATGGTTATTCGGGTCCAGCTATTACATTACTATAGAAGATTACGGAATCTTTGATTATTTCGGATTTACACCAGGGACTACATATGGCAGCAATACTATGTTTTACCGTTACGCGGAAGTAACTCCGTCTCGCGGAGTATATTCCGGTGATAAATTTTATATTCCATTAACAAATGTAGCTACCTGGAACTATAATGCCTTATAACTGATTGATTTTAAATACTAAATTAGGAGACAAATTAAATGCCTGAAGTTAAGAAAAATTGCGGACACGGCGGTGCCGGGATAGATAAGCTTGGTGATTATCTTCGCGCTATTATTGCCGATATTGATGGTGTCACAAGCGCAGATATAGCGGCTCCAGCAGCTACCAATTTGGCAGAGGTAATTACTCTAGCCAATGAAATGAGATTGGCTCTCAAGGCAGTTGCGGCTTATACCAAAACTCTTACCGAGGAATCTTAATAACTATTAATTAAGGGAGAATTTATGGCTACCGAAACAGCACAATTTGTAATTGATAAACGCGGAATTTCATCGCTAACAATAGCTGGTCCATCAGGTAAAAAATATACATTTTCTGGCGACAAGAAAATCACGGTTAGTGATGAGGTAGATATTAAATGGTTTAGATCTCATAAATCAGGATATAAAGTTGTCAAAGAAGTGGTTGACGGTAAAGTAGAATTGGATCAAGGTGCAGTGCCTATGTCTTATAGGCAGATTAGTGTACCAGATAACCGTAGTACCATCACTAGTCGCTTACTTAATCTCAAGAAAACTAACAACTTACCTAAGATTCCAACTAATATAACGGTAAATGGTGAACCTGTGCCGCAAGATAAGGTCGGCCCTCAAATAGTTTCAAGCGAAGTGAAAGGATTGCCTATTAAAAATACTAGCGGTACATTAACATCCGAATTACTTAATGAACAACAAGAGGCCGTAGCACTTCGTAAGGAAATGCTAAAGAATAAGTCTGTCGATACACAGCGAGAAGTTGATAACGAGACAGAAGAAAATGCAGATGAACAGGACGAATCTATTACTCAAGATGTAAAGTTCGATTCCAAAGCAGGTGGATATCGTTGTCCTAAGTGCGGAAAGCTCTGCAATAGTAATAATGGATTAAATATACATATGCAGAGAATGCATAAGGATGATGAGGCGATAATAAACGAAGATAAAGATAGTGATAATTAATGTTGCACTGGGAATACACGACAGTAGACAGGATAACAGCTGAAGACATTTTGCCTGCTACTCTTACTGCGGCTCAAATATTAATGTTTATCCGTCGTGCGTCTAGTTACATAAACAGGCGAACAGGACAGTATTTTGTTCCGATAGATGAAGTAAAATATCTAAACGGCAAAAACTGTCCTATTGTTCATTCTCCCGATTTGATTCCCATCATTTATCTCGATTCTATGAATGTACTTGCTGACTTTTGTTATGACGCAGATGATTACGACGAAGATGAATCTATTGATATCACAAAGGTGGCAATTAGTTATTTATCTGATGAAATGCCCCGTGTTATAGATGTTATTACATTTAATTTACCGTGGGGTGTTAAAAATATAGAAGTAGACGCGGTATGGGGTTGGGTTGAAGATATTAATCATATTGAAACCACGACAACCACAGCACTAGGCGATACTGATACTACAGTGACAGTGGATGATGCTTCGAAATTACAAGCAGGTGATGTCGTCTATTTTATAGAAGCAGTAGATCCGTTCAGGACGGCCAGAGTAATACTTGATGAAGTAGATTATTCGACTAATGAATTAACATTCGGTGCAATTTCTTTAATTGGCACTACCGATTTAGCTATAGGAACCACAGTAGATAGATGGGGGCGTGTGCCTGTAGATATAGAAAGATTGACCTTTCTGATTGCTAAAATGCTATATGATGCATCTCCATCAGGCAGCACTACTCCTACACCTGGAATTTTGTTGCGAGAAGAAACTGATTATTATTCAATTCAATTTGGAACGCCATCTAGCCATACTACTGTATTACCTTTGACTATACCTGACGAAGCGGAAGATCTTATTAGAACTTACACCGCACCAGATTATGTTGGAGTCGTTTAATGATCAGTGGCAATAACTTTACAGTTGATGTTCTATATAAAGACACAAAAATACATCAGCATTTTAATAAAGTAGTTCGTTTTGATAAAGATTACATAGTTTTTGAAGACGAACTTAGTGAACATGAAGATATTTTTGATTTATGGTGGAATGAAACAAAAAGTTATGGATACATGGAGCCACCTGAAGAATTTCTTGGTGTAATAAGAGTGAAAATAAGTTCTTCGGTAGGATGGATTTGTAAAGGATATATTGAAAATTATAAAATACTGGGAATAGATTGGAATAACGATAGATCTGTAATGAGACATATTGTATTTGCACTAAAAAAAGTTAGTAGAATAACGCAAGAAGAGGTTGATAAAGTTTAATGGCAGCCCCGTATTTCATGCCGCTTGTTGATATAGTAATTCAACGGGTATCTGCATCTCAGCCTGTAGATGCCGACTTTAGATCACCTAGTAGCGGCGGATCTAAGCGCTATAGTACCGCCATAACACGACAAGGCATGATTAAATGGGAACAATTCAAATATAATAATCCTACTGTATCAGGTAACGCGGAATTAGCCGATGGGCATATAACGTTTAGAAAGGATGATATAGAGTCTGATTCATTAAAAAGAGGCGATAAAGTAACTTCTGTTGATGGACGTTCGGTTTCTATATATTTATTGGACATTGCGCCAGTAGCACATTCTAATGTACATGCCGCAGGATCGGCAATAACATATAGATGCCCATTCACTAAAGATCCTCATGTGTTAGGAGCAGTACAATAATGTTTGCTGTAAGAGGATTTAATAAGCTAAAACAAGCATATAGCCTTGTAGATCCTAAAGCATGGTATGAACCGTTTCGATCTAGCTGGCATGCATCTGCATCTGTAATAGCTGATACATTCCAAAAAGAGTGGAAAACACGACTTTACTCAATGAAGCAACCGCCGTTATCTGGTGCTACACGAGTCATTAAAGCTGGCCCAATTATTCCGTTGAGAAATATAGCGTATAAAATTAAACGTGAAGACAAAATGTCTTCAATATTTGTGGGATTGCCACGAGGTAAAGCTTCTAGTATTTTTCTAATTCAAGAAAATGGAACTGGTCCAGACGGAATGTATCGCATTAAAGTTACCGATAAAATGAGACGCTGGTTTCGACATAAAGGTATTCATATTAAAAACGATACCAAGGAAATCATAATTCCGTCTCGACCTACATTTGCGCCAGCATTCAATAAAGTAAAACCATTGATAGAAAACAGTTATGTTAATGGTGTAGTTACGGCAGTAGATTATGTCATAAAAGAAAGTAACATTAAATGAATTTGGAACAAGAAGATCTAGAGGCGCTTAGAAAAATGTATTTAGAAATGGAAAGCATAAAAAGTGGTTTAGGTAAAGAGTTACTGAGACACGAAAATGAAAAAGCTAGATTGCTTTCGTCTATCGGGTTACATGAAGAGGAATTAAAGAAGTTCTCTAAGGAAATCGGTTGCAAATATAATTTTGACGTTAGCGAAAACCTAATAATTGATATCAAAAATGGAACAATAACAAAGAGAGACGGCTAAATGGCGACATCTCCGTATAATAATTTAAGACAGTATAGTGCAGCGGTAGTTGCTGCTCCTGCTGCATATTTTCTTGATTTTGGTTACGGTCCAAGGGTAGCGAGACAACTGATGATTAATTGTCCGCCTAATACTGTATTTCCATTGCAATTTTCGTTGGAGAATGATGATGCAGTAACGGTTCCTACAAATTGGATGACACTTCATGGAGACTGGCCTCCATTTACGGCTAATTTTATTGAGCGACAAGGAGTTTGGTTAAGAGGTTCTGGTGGGGCCTCTAATTACGAAATCATTGTGATTCTTGAATAATAAGGAGAGAATTTAAAAATGGCAAAGTTGATGAAGTTGAAAGAAGATTATGTTAACGATAATTATGCTGAAGTTGGACCGTCTGGTATCCTATATTCGTTTAAAAAGGGACTGGAACTATCAGTTAATGATGCAGATGTTAGTTTCTTTGTAGGTACTGAAGATGAACCTGGTGTAGCAGAAGTAGTGATGCACGAAAAGGTTGTCGAGGAGAAACCAGAGGTAAAGGCAGAAGAGGTAAAGGCAAAAGAAGAGAAATCTGAAGTTATAGAGCCCGTAGAGGACAAGAAATCAAAGAAGAAAAAGGACAAGTAGTTATTGGCTAGACACTGTTTTGCATTTTCTGGTGCAGATACACCAGAAATAACATATGATCCAGAAATATTATGGATCAATAACAAGCGCAATATCACATTAAGACGAGTTGACGCTACAGGTAATTATGCGTTTTCTCCGCTAGGCAAATATCCTGTTACCGGTGGTATTGTTACCACCGGTAACATTGAAGCATCTGGCTTAACTTCATTCTACTCATTCGAAGAGTTTTCTGAAATAGAAACCGATGAAGATGGTAATGATTTAGGCGAGATAAGATATCAATTGTCACTAGATGATGGTATAACATGGTTATATTGGACTGGTGTCGCATGGGCTGCTGCTGGTGCAGGTAACTGGAATACTGCCGCCGAAATAGATGATGGTATTACCTCAGCTGACATTACTCATCAATACAAATTCAGGGCACAATTACTTCCTGATGTATCATTAGATTATTCTCCTCAACTTAAAGAAATAATGATAGGGGTAGTCTATCGATACAATGTACTCGAAGATTTAGTAAGGACCATAAAAAGATATTTAGATAATAATTTATCATTTGATCTAACATCTCTTTATGAAATGCCTAGTACCACGAATAATTTTGTACTGAATGTAGATTTTACAATAAGTTCTATATATGGATGCTATGATATCACTGCCGATCCCGATAAAGCAGCTAATCTATATAGTTCTTTTAATCCCGCTACTAATACCATTACAATGACTGGACCTGTTACGGCGGGACATATAATAGAAACAGAATTTGTCGGAAGGTGTAGTAATTTTATAGCAAGAGCAGATGAAGATCTCCAAATATCTTCTATACCTAGCGTTTATATCTTTCATAATGAAGGCGAAGACGAAAAGAAATGGAAAGAGAGTAGCAATGATACCGAAATCACCATATCTAGATCTACAGGAAGAAAAGGTCAGCAGTTAATATGGAGAACGGTACTGTTCAATATAATGTGTGTAGCGAAATACCCTAATACCGTGCTTGCTATGAATTCCTCTATAGACAATTTATTGAGCGATGAAAAGTCGCCGAAAATATATTCATTGGCTACTGGTGAACGATGCAAATTACATGAATATATATTAATGACCACAGATCAAGAAAGAGATGTAGTAGGGAAAATGATATCATTCAAGTTGTCGGCTCCTCGGTGGACGTCCACTAGAACAGAGGCACCATTGGCTACTACACTGGATTACGATGTTAGTTTAACTGTTCCCGAAAGGGCTTAAATATGGTTAATTTAAAGGCAATTAGTAAATCTCAGTTCATGGTAAAAGGGGAAAAAATTACCATGAAAAAGGGTGAATTACGTGAATTTGATGATGATGTACTGCAAGAAGATTCAGTAAAAATTTGTCTGAAATTCGGTAAGCTAAGTGAACGCTCAATAAAGAAAAAGAAAAAATCAACGGTTAAGGAAATCTTAAAAGTTGATAATAATAAAGACGAAGAAAAAATCCCAGAAAAGAAGCAAAAATCTTCTTTTGATAAGGAGAAAAAATAATGGTTGAAACTCTACATCCTGGTTTATATTTTGTCGAGGAAAATAATCCGCCGACTGTTCCAGGTTTATCTACTTCTTACGGTGGTTTTGCTGGTTTTGCTGGTTGGGGCAATGAAGAAAAAGCTAGTGCAGTAACAAGTTGGGAGCAATTCAAATATTATTACGGGGGATTCTGTTATAACCCAAGCGATAATCCTGCTGCACTTCCTATCGATGTTTATAATTATTTCAATAATGGCGGACGTATAGCCTATATCGGGCGTTGCCTTGAGGCTACTGCTGCACAATCATCTATTCAAACCGATGATTGTGCTCATGGTACACCAGATCAACCACTTACCATTAAAGGTAAATACAAAGGAACTCTTGGCGACAGGCTATCTGCTTCTTCGTTGAAGTTTGAGACTACATTAGCTGCACAATTGGCAACTGGTGCTACTACAGCAACGTTAACCACGGTATCAGGACTTGAAGAAGGCGATGTAGTGGTTATCGATCCTGCTGCTGGCGCAAATAGTGTAACAGTAGTAGTCGCTGCTATAGATTATTCAACTAATATTATAACATTTAAGGCAACGGTATTTGCTGGTGGTAATAAAGCTATTGGCACTAGCGTATATTGTGGGTCACGTCATAAAGCATCGTCCACTACTGTAACAGCTATAGCGGCAGGAGATAGTACTGTTACTGTAACCGATGCTACTGATTTTATTGTAGGACAGATTATTACAGTAACCACATTAACTACTGGTATTGATATTGTTGGGCTTACCGTTACCGGTAAGTCTGGAAATCAATTATCTTTTACGCCAGTTTGTCCTGCACTAGTTGGTGCCGATATTCCTGTTGGCTCACCTATAAATTCTCAGGAGTTTAATTTTAAGGTATATCTTGACGATGAATTTGTAGAAGAATACCAATACTTATCTATGTCTACTACAAATGCTACTGATTATATTGAAACACGGTTAAGCGGAACTAATAACCCGTCCAATTACATAACACTGCAAGATGATACATCGACATCAGCTGTATATGAACGTATGCCTGGACCTTGGCAGACTTGGTATCTGGCAAGTGGTTCTGATGGAGCCGCGTTAACGAGTAGTGAATTATTGGGTGCCGCTGGTGTCCCTCCTAGCGGAATGCACCTATTTGATGCCGTGCCCGAATTAAACTTTTTCTGTCTAAGCAGCAATGAGCTTACGGCAGCTGATAATATCACTGCCATGCAAGGCGGTATAGCATATGCGGAAGACAGGGCAGATCTATCATTTATTGTTACTACACCAGATCCTACACTTGCCGTGGGAAATGCCGCTGAAACACCTGCTAATGTCAAGAATTTCAGGTTATATGATCTTGCTAGAAATTCAAGTTATGCCACTTTATATTGGCCATGGCTTGAAATGGATAATCCTATCGTGGCAACAGCCGTAATTAATCAGCCACCCAACGGATTTGTTATGGGTACATGGGCCAAGAAAGCCTATGAAGAAGGCCCGCATGTAACACCTGCCAATGTAGAGCTAAGGGGCATTAAGGGACTCACCTATAATTGTACTAACACAGAACAAGATCTCCTTAATCCACTCGGTATTAATGTGCTTAGATTTTTCCGTGGACGTGGTTATCGTGTATGGGGTGGAAGAACACTTAATAAGTTAATGGATGGTAATCAATGGATCGTGGCAAGAAATATGAAAAACCTTACCAAACGATCCATTGAAGAGGTTGGCACTGAATGGGTTTTTGCTCCTAATGACGAGGAGCTATGGGATTTAATCACTACTACGCTTACAGAGCTATTTACTCGTTGGTGGGAAGACGGTTGGTTACGTCCACGAGATAATATAGCAAAAGCATTTTATGTTAAATGTGATTCTGAGACAAACCCTCCAAGTGTTACTAATCTTGGTCAATGCGTAATTAAATGCGCTATCAATCCGCCGCCGCCAGCCGAGAAATTGGTATTTTATCTTGGGCTGCTCGGAAGCGGTGCAGTAGTTGAGTTGTAATTTTGAGGAGATAACATAAATGACTGCATTATCAGGACACCAAAAAGATCCTTATCATGGGTATCGGTTTAAGGTGGAAATAAGACTACCTGTAGCCGGTGCCAATTATGTCCAATATGGATTTCAAAAAGTAACTGGGCTAGGCGATGAATCAGAAGTAGTAGATTATCGTGAAGGTGATGAAGATGGCACCGTAAGAAAATTACCCGGACTTAACATTAATCCTGAAGTTGTATTAGAGAACGGTATTGGTCCGGCAAACGGGTTCATTGAAGAGTGGCGTGCCGCTGTACGGAAAAGTAGAGCAGAAGGTGGACTTTTAAAAAGTGATATCCGTGGGACAGTACGTTTTACCTTGATGAATAATGACGGTGAAAGAGTACGTGTTTGGGAAATTAAAAATGCATGGCCATCTAAATACGAAACAGGTGATTTAGATGCGCAAGCAAGTGACGTACTTATTCAAAAACTTACTTTACAGCACGAAGGATTCAAGAGATCTAGACCTAGTGAAACCGAAAGTGGAATAAATTACGCTTAATTAAGTTAACCTATTGTCTATGCGTTGCTCCAATTACTGAAAGCGGCATAGACGGGAGGACGCAATGGAAAAAGCAGAGAAAAATGCAGTCAAAGAAGAATTTTTAGAGCCACTATCAACAGCCAACGAACCATCTGAGTTTGTAAAACCATGTTTGCAAAAACCAGATGGTTTTATTTTACCTTATGGAGTACCAGATCCAGAAACATCTGAAATACATCGTGAACTATCAGTAAGAGCATTGACTGGTGACGAACGCAGTCGGCTAGGTAGCCCTAGTGTTAAGAAAAACCTTGGAAAACTGATTACAGAGTTTATTGTCAATGGAATAGAATCTGTTGGAGGGCTGAAATTCGATCATACGATAGCCAAGAAAATGTTGATTGGAGATCGCGAGACTGCTCTTATTGCTGTATCCGCAGCTACTTATGGTGAAATACAGAAGATTGATTCCAAGTGCCCTTACTGTGAATTACCGATGGAACACAATGTAGATCTAAGGCGTATTCCTATTTTTTCTCCTGTCCATATACAACGAGATGGGACAGGATTCACTTTTGAGATCAAAGCTCTTGTCAATAATGCTGAGATTAAAGCAAAATTTAAGTATCCTAATGGTGCACTACAAGAGTGGGTATCTCCAATAGGGACCAATAATCCCCTAAAAGCTCAGATAGAAATGATGGAGAAACTTTGCGTCAACTGGAATGGAAATCCGGTTGCACCAGGTATGTTTAGGGACGGATCTGCCAGATTAACAAATGATCTTGAGCAATCTATAGCGGGTCATGCATTCGGACCCGATACCGACATACTTGTTAAATGTAGTGGATGTGAATCTGAATATGTACTATCGCTGGATTTAATGGATTTTGTCTTTCCCTCGTCAGCGAAGATGCTCAAAAAGCGCTCAGGCAGGATGTATTCTCTTTAGGAATGATTATACGGTGGGGATATAAAGAAATAATGATGATGCCTGAACCAGAAAGACGCGAATATTTAAAGTTGGCGAGGGATTATGTTGATGAAATAGAGCGCGAAAGCAAAAAGGGTAAAATATAGTGCAACGATTAGTACGAGTAGGATTGATGCTGACATTTATTGATAGAGCATCGCGTTCTATGGCTCGTGCTGCGTCTAGTTTTGCCACTATGGGGATGGCCGCCGAACAAACCAAGCAAAAGATATTGGGGCTCAAGGTAGCTTTTGCGGCAGGCATTGGCGGAATGTTAGTAGGAGGTTTTTTACTAAAAAAAGCACTTGATACATCAAAAATAGAAGAGTTCGAAGTCTCTATGAATCGCGTTCGTAACGTTATGAAACTATGGGGAACACAAGGCGAAGAAAACTTTCAAATGTTGCGGCGCGAGGCAATCAGGACAGGTTTGGTGAGCAAATATACAGCTACCGAAATGGCTGAAGCCATGAAGGTAATCGGTCAACGTGGCATGGGTGCCAGTGAAGCAATGCAGTTAACTGAACTCACATCACAACTGGCCACTGCTTCTCAGGGAGAATTGGGGCTAGCTGATGCCGCTACCGTAATGGGCACCGTTCATCGAGTTATGGGTGTGCCAGTAGAAAACCTCGGTAAACGCATGGACCAGTTGGCTTATCTTACGACACTTAGTAAGGTTCAGTTTAAGGACTTTATGAATATTCTTGCCCGTGCTGCTCCAGAATTCAAATTTTCTGAACAGAGTGTAGAGGGATTTCTAGCTGCTCTCGGTGCAATAGGAGATGTTGGTCTTTCAGCTAGTAGAACAGGTATGTTGTTATATCAATCTCTAAGTCAACTACAAGATCCTAAAACACAGGAGAGATTAAAAAAACTAGGCGTTAATGTGTTAGATCCTGCTACAAAAAGTATTAGAAGATTATCTGATATTATGCAAGATCTTCTGAAATTTCAAAATAAAAATAGATTATCATTTGGACAGCTAGGCACGGCAATCATTGCTGCCTTCACCAAGAAAGGCAGTCGTGGCATAAAGGCATTTATGGCACGTGGTGAAGACAGTGTAAAAGCAATGAGACGCTGGGAAAATGAATTAGCTACTAGATCTAAGGGATTTGTCAAAACATTTAGTGATTCATATCTCAATACGATAGAAGGCATAAAAATTCTATCTAAGTCGGCATGGCACACTGTTAGTATGTTGTTACAAGAACAAATGTTGCCAGCCATGAAAGCTGTACATAAAATATTATGGAAGATAGGATCTGGATTAGCTGATATTATAGATAAGCATCCCATGTTAGCTAAATTGACAATGGGTATATTGACATTAGCTGGCGCAATGATATTTTTGGCTGGTACTGTATCTGTTCTACGTGTCGCATTTCTATTTATGGGTCATCAGGTTACAGCACTTCTAGGTGCCGTTGTCACACCATTTTTTGTTAGTTTAATATCTACTATAGGTATTGTAGCCGGTGCTCTTTATATATTAGCCAAGGCATCAGAAGATGAATCTACAAATGTAAGAAATTATTGGACAAAAGCGTTCGATGACATGAATGTGTCGGCACAAGCATATTTTGAAACACTAGATCAAGGATATATCAGCACTAAACGACTAAACGAAATAGACGCTGCTGGAACTCGTGGTGTAATAGAACGTACTGTAGGTATTACTAAATATATTAGTAAGCTTTGGTCGCAATTCACTGAAGGCGAAGGAATATTATCTGGCATAATTAAAGTAATAGCAGGTATCGGTGAAGCTTTAGCTGGTGAATTTGGCAATTTAGGGAAAAGTATTAAAAATTTATTAGGATTAATAATAAAAAGTTTTATTGATGTTATTGGATTTATAGCAGGTATAATAGGTAAAATACTATTTAATATAAACATCGATTTAGTTGCTTTTCAAGATATGATAGCTAAAAGATTCGAGGCTACATATAAAGATATAGACAATTTCTTTGATAAAATATTAGCTAAAAACGCTAAAGTAAGAGATATTTTAAAGGCAGGTAAAGGGACTATATATATAACACCGGAAGAACATCTTGCTGGAGCAACAGCACCAAGAAGTGCCGCTACTGTATCATTCGCAAAACCCGGAATAACACCATTGTTACCAATGGAATCGGTAGCTAAAACAGTGGGAAAAGGATATACGTTACCGCAAGAACAGGTATCGCAATCACAAGGAGTAGTACCACTTGATGTAACATTCGAAAAAGGAGAACTGGAGAGGAAATTTAATATAACACTTAATATAGATGGAGAACAAATACGTACAGCTATTGAGGATATAAAAGAGAGAAAAGAAATAGCTCATCATGCTTATCCTATGAGGTATAGATAATTGTCCGTTAATATAAAATTAATACCGCGTTCGAGAGATTTACTTAATAAAATAGGATATTTTCGCGCTCAATTTACACCAGAAACATCAAGAATAGAGCGCGGAATAATATATGCTAAATTCGGAATAGTGGGGTACAATAATACACCTCTACAATTTACAGCGGGGACATCACCTACTATGCCAGTAGTATTCTTTGTTGATGAATATATTAATGATGTATTCACAGAAGGTATTAGAGATTTTAATCTTAATCTAACAGGCGATGAAGGACACAATCCTGTAACTAAAGTAGAAAAAGTAATAGCATGGTTCGAGACAGTCACATCAACAAGCGGAGCATTTCAGAGATTTAGAAATAGTCCACCTGAACTGATTTTTTCATGGGGTAATGCATGGGCTTATCGTGTTGTCATAGAAAGATCAAACATAGTCAAAACTATGTTTTTAAGAGACGGATCCGCTACACGAGCCAATATAGAAGTAAATTTACAAAGAATGGTAGATTTTCCGGTTTAATAAAATGCCTATTTTTACTGGTTCACGATATGATAGCTCTCCGCTGATAATTGATACGCGATCTGATGGATCTCAACGTACGTTTGTAGGGCCGCGAGTAGAAGTAGATCAAGATGATTTACCTAATAATTGTGTCATTTATGAGCTACATGAGACAGAAAGACTTGATTTCGTATCGTATAAAGCATGCGGTAAGACAGTTAATTGGTGGATTATATCTGATGTAAATGATATAGATGATTTTTTTGATACTCAAAATGAAGTGAATTTAATAATACCACCTGCCGAATTTTTTACAGAAACAGGTATGTAGATTGGGTAGCATTAAAAATAAAATAGTAAATAAAATAGCCAAAGGGACTAGTTTACCTGCTACAGATAGCAATAAAACAATTAATACAAAGACTAAGCCAGTAAGAAGATCACCGCGTCAAATAATGGTACGTCATAAAAAAAATAGATCTAATCCGACATTTAAAGTATTCATTATTCCTCGTGGACAAAGTAAAGAATTAAATTATACTCATATATTTTCTGGTATAGAAATAATATATGGCGAGGGATTATCTGATGCACACCTTAGTGTTCCATTACGTTCGATAGAAATGGTATCAGATGGCGTGTTTGCAGAGCGTCCTACTGTAAGAATATTAATGGGGTACGGTAATGAACTGGCAGATTTCGGAAAGTTTGTTATCGATAAACCTACATTTAGATTTAATAAAGATAAAGAAGAATTAGGCGCAAGATCACTGGGTAAATTAGCTGATTCCGATCTGAAGGTGGTCCGTAAAAATTGGGGAAAAAATATAAGTTATCCTGATATATTAAGACAACTGGCGCAAAAGTATGGATTTAAAGCAGGCAGAATATCTGAATCGTTTCAAGACGGAACACCATATCCCGCCGGGTCATGGACTACTGAAGGCGGAGATATTATGCAAAACGATACGGATTACGGGTTCATGGCCAAAATGGCAGCAGATGCAGGCTGCCATGTATGGAGCGATGGTCAATACCTTCATTGGGAACCATATACTGATATAAACGAAATCGAGATTAATCGCATTCCTTTAGTATTGAAGTATTCGACCACACCGGAAGAATCCATGATTACAAATGTATCAATACAACAACCTAATCATAAAAATCTGGCTGGTATTACAGCCGGATCAATAAATCCTTCTTCTGGTAAGGTAGAGAAAGCAGAAGAACCGCAAGATCCCAGAGGTTTATTATGGAAATATAATGATATTATAGAAAAGTATGAAATAGGTGATAAAGATCAGATAATAAAACAAAAGAAATGGGAAAATTTATCACATGAACAAATAATAAAAATACGTAAGGCATTAGCTGAAGCAAAAGCCAGACAAACAACACCGATTGATGTAAAAACAGGACCAGATGAGTCTAACGCAACAAGCGGAGATGGTTCAACAAATAGCGATCCGTCGCATTATGCAGATGGAATTATAGCTAAAATAAAAGGCTTAAATAGAAAAAGAAGTTATCAGGGGTTAAAACTTAATATAACTACTTATGGTATACCAGAAGTAAGACCTAATATGTTAGTACAAGTAGATGGACTTGCTAAATATTCTGGTAAATGGGTTGTATTATCATGTACCCATAGAATGTATTCTATTTCTGGTTACGATCTAAATATTGTATTACGCAGAGCATCATTACGTGACTCAAAAATAATTGCACCCAAAAATAAAGGTGATAGTTCGTCATCTGGTATAGGAAAGAAAAAACGCGGTGAAGTAGTTTGGGTTTATAATGAAATAATAGAAAAATTTTATCCAGGAAGAAAACTTAAAGATTTGACATTTGAAGAGGCTATTAGGGTTAGACGTGCAGCGGCACAACAATCTGCTCAACGTGGCAAAACTTTTACACAAGCGGCTAAATAATGGATCGAATTTTCGGAAAATTACGTGCTTATGTAACGAATAATGAAGATCCTTTAAAGATAGGGAGGGTTAGGTGTATAGCTCCACGTTTCGACCCAGATGTAGAATTACCTTGGGCGCTTCCTAACTTTCCTATAGCCGGACTAAATGATTTCGGGGAACCGCGAGTACCACCTTGTAATGCTTGGATATGGATAGAATTTGAGGCAGGCGATCCAGAGGCACCTATTTGGACCGGTTGTTTTTATACTAAAGAAGGTGATTATCCACAGACACCGAAAGTAGCAACAGATCGCGACGATCTGTCAGTAGCAGCTCGTGGCAATATACCCGCTACACTAACTAATGGTGCTGAATATGAACCACAAGAAGAATCTCTTAAATTTAAGAGAAATACAGAAATAGTGCAATCTCGATCAGAAATAGAAATTCCTGAACCGCAATCACGCTCTAATTCTCAATATCCGTACAATAATATGTTTAAAAGTACAAGTGGGCATGTTATAGAAACAGATGATACACCTGGATATGAGCGGTTGGCATGGTTTCATCGCAAAGGCACTTATCGAGAAGTGGCACCTGATGGATCTAAGACGGATAAGGTAGTCGCCAGACATGATGATATAGTATTTGGTGATGAAGTAAAGCATGTTGTAGGAAATCGATATAAAGCGATAGATGGCGATACACTTATTAATTATGGTAAAACAAAACATGAAGTAATTAGGCGTCGCCGTATCACCATAATTAATGGTTCAGATAGAACGGTCAGTGGAGCGAAAACCGAACACGCTCAAGGCGAATGGTATATCAAGGCATCAGGAAAAAGGGTTGAACAGTTTACGGCAGGCCGCGAGATAATGATTATCGGTGGTGACAGTATTATCAATGCGGGTGATAAATCAAGTGTAGTAACTGGCGATGTAGATGAACGCATAGGCGGTGATTATAGTTTACAAATATTATCTGGAGATTACTCTATAGACATCGCTAATGGTTCTTTTAACTTTTATACATTACTTGGTGCATTGAGCTTCAATAATGCATTGGGCGGACTAGATATAGATGCATCTGGTAACATAACTATTAAAGGCGCAACATCAGTAAAATTAGGTGGAGATAGCGCTATTGATCCAGTTATGACAGTCAATAAATTTATGGCAGGGTTTGTAATCCCTCTCGCTGAAGCAATTTCTCCTCCTGGATTACCGCCTACGCCTGCGTCTGTAAGTGCTGCATTAGTTACATTTATGAAATCATTAGAAACCGCTTATCCAACAGGTTCATTAAATGCCGTATTAGGATCATTAAAAGTTAAAGCTGATTTATAAATGATAAAGTGGCAAAAAATAGATAAAAATACACCCATTATAGTAAAACTAAATAATGTAGCTAAAGCTATTAATGTAATAACCGTGGAGTATACAAATAATTTAAAAAAAGATCTTGAGAAATTACACAAGATGATGAGCGATAAGTAATAATGGCAGATCAATATCCACAATGGCAACCAGTAGCTAATCTCGGTTCTATACTCGGAGATGATTTTGGAGACGGGTTAGAAACTTTTGTTAGTTCTATAACCACTACATTAAATACTGTGGCAGCTATTATAGAACTAATAGGAGAGCTTGCTATTATTACAGTTGATGTAACCACTGCGCTTATTGAGAATACACTGTCACTATTGGAGAATTTTATCCTAGATTTACTCGGCACTGGATGTTATGTTCTGCCGATTTATCCGACATCTCCATCTGATGTGATTACGTATGCTGAATGGTTGGACACTTGGACATCTTCGTGGTTCGATACTGGAGATCCTTTCAGACCGCAATTCAGTTTTAATGCGCCAATTGCTGGATTTACGTTATTTGCTGCTGCACCTTCAATAGAAGATTTTAAAAATCAATTATCTTTACTTATTGCACTGTTTGGTACTAGTCAATTTAAAAATATTTATGATAATTATAATCTGTGGTCCACAGAGCCGATATTGCCGCGTCCTCGCCAACAAATGGGCGTAGAGCCTAACTGGCAAGGTCCGCCAATAGGAATCACAATATCAGATTTAATAGAACCGCTTGGTGATATAACAAAGGCAGTAGAATTAATTGTGTCCGCTATAAGATCCGCTAAAAAAACCACACAAATGATTGAAGATTTTGCTGATTTAATATCATCGAGAATTTTAGAGTTAAGTTATATTATTGCAAGATTTTCGGATTTAATTAAAAGATTTACAGATGCACTATTGGCTACTGGTGGATATTATATAGGATATGGACTTACTACTGGCGGATCACTTGGATATGTTACTGCAATGCAATCTGCTGGCAACGTTCCTGATTTTACAATAAATTCATATATAGCATCGGTTACAGTAATAACAGGAACAGGTAATATATCCATATTTGATAATATATTTTCATTTGAAGAAATAGATATATTACCTCAAGATAAACTAGACGAAATAACAGCTAGATATGGAACACTTTAATGGATTGTGATATAAAAAATAAGCTTTCTGATTGCGATTTTGAATTACTTATAAGTTTCGTTGATTCTGTAGCCGATAACGCAAATGCTACATCTATAAATTCAATAGATGACGCCATTAATGATATAGAAAAACAATATAAAGTAAAGAAAAATGAAGTAGATGCACTTAGCGATCAATTATCTGATACAGAATATCTTATAGCCGTAATAAATGATAATTGCGAAAACGATAAAGTTTCTATGTTGTTATTGTTATTTTTATCAGAAATAAGAGGCTATATAATAGATAAAATAAATAGGACAAGAATTGACTCTATTTCTAAAAAATTAGATGATTTAAAATGGACAAAAATGTCTATATTAAAAAGGCATGAGACATCTAAAATGTTATTGGATATTTTGACTAATGGCGGATAATGTACTAAAAATAATAGGAAAAGGATTCGCTTTTCCTTTTGGATTTAGAAATGGGCGCGTTGATAGTACGCCACGAAGTGGCACGGTAAGCGATATAAATGATAGGCGTGTTGGCACAATAATCACTATAATCGGTACTCCGCTAGAATCAAGAATTATGCGTAGAGATTTCGGATCTACTGTATTTGATCATATATTCGGCCCCGCGCATATTGATGAGATATCTGCAATAATTAAAGAAGAATCAAATAC